ATATAAATATTCATAAAGGAAACCACTAATTAGAATTGCCGACCACAAACAGACATATGCAAATTAACTTCCGTAAAACACACACTTACTTCCCCAAAAATTAATTAGTAATCACCATCATTTCCGTGAGTCACAACAACTATAAAACTAACTACAATGACGAATGGCTGAGTTTATGCCGCTAGACGGAGAGAAGACAGGTTACTGATCTTCGCTAACTCAGGGCGGGAGCCGAAGGTGAGTGAAACCACCGAAGTCTAGGGGCAATTCGGGCTGAGTTAGTCTAGCGGACCGGGCAAGAAACTTAAAATAACAATAATTATTTTATTACAGATGAACTTTGAGTATCCGGACTACTCACCAAAAGAACTACAACTACAATGGATTAACAACATTGTTCATACTCACGACCTGCTCTGCAAATGCACCAAACCACTTGAACATACAATTCATGGAATTATAAAACAAGAACCAAACCTTCGCCTGGAAAAAGAAACAAAAAAATTACTTGAAAAATGCCTTACTTCTACAGAAGATGGTTCCCTCGTAGAAGACGCTTTAGACGGTCTTGGAGACGGAGAATTAGAGGCCCTTTTCGCAGAAAATACTGGAGAAGACACTGGGTAAGACGCTATTCTCGAAAGAGAAAACTTTCTAAATTAAACATCAAAGAATGGCAACCCATAACAATTAGAAAAACAAAAGTAAAAGGACTTTACCCAGCATTTCTATGTAATGATCAAAGAATAGGCAATAATGCCATTCAATACTTAGACTCTATAGCACCTCACCATTTTCCTGGAGGAGGAGGATTTGGAATAATACAATTTACTTTGCAAGGCCTTTATGAACAATTTATAAAAGCAACAAACTGGTGGACTCAAACAAACTGTTCTTTACCTTTAATAAGATATAACTTTTGTAAACTAAAATTTTATAGAACTGCAAATGTTGACTATGTTGTTAAAATAATAAGATGTTATCCTTTAAAAGCTACACATGATCTTTATATGCAAACTCAACCAAGTATATTAATGAGAGATAAGCACAGCATATTAATTCCTTGCATGAAAAACGGTAGAAACCGCAAAACTTACAAAACAATAAAAGTTAGGCCACCCACACAAATGACAAACGGTTGGTTCTTTCAAAAGGACCTTTGCAACTTTCCGCTTTTAGTAATACTAGCTACTGCAGCAAGCTTTGACCGTTACTACACAAACTCTAAAGCTAAATCAACAACTATAGGCTTTATTTCACTAAACACTTTAACATTTCAATACCATAATTGGCAAGACCCCCCAACCACAGGCTATAAACCACAAGACAACATGTGGTTTTGGGGAACACTAAATGGATCAGACGATCCAAATGAAGAACCTTTAACAAACCTAATTTACTTAGGAGGCACTAATAACCACACCAAAGGAATTCCAGTTAAAAATCAATCCAACTATGCATCACAACCAAATATGTGGGGCAATATATTTCATGAAGACTATTTATTTGGAACATCACAAATATATGTTAGTAACAAAACACCTCAAGAAGTAGTAAATTACATAGTGAGTCACCAAACTCAAAAAGTAAAAGAGTACACTGGAATAACTCCAAGAACACTGCCTCTAACAGTAGAATGCAGATACAATCCATTTAATGACAAATCCACAGGTAACAACACATTTTTTGTAAGCAACCACGCAGATCAAACTAAATGGCAACCAATAGACAACCCAGATACACAAACACCTAATTTACCAATATGGTTAACAACATGGGGCTTAATGGACTGGTATAAAAAAGCAGGAATAATAAGCCAGCCTGAACTAAACTATATGGTAGTTTTTGAATGTCCATATATAAGTAGTAACCCAAAACTAAAATATTATGTACCTATAGATGACACAATGCAAACTGGACAAAGTCCATACATAGAAGTACTATCACAATCAGATGAAAAACATTGGTACCCAAAAGGCTCTTTTCAAATTAAAACTTTAAATACTATAACATCATGTGGCCCAGGTACTGTAAAATTAGATAATGATAAATCTTGTGAAGCACATTTTGAATATGACTTTCGTTTTAAGATTGGAGGATGTCCCCCTGCAATGGAAAAACTCTGTGACCCTTCAAAACAAAACAAATATCCCATACCCAATACTAAGCTCCAAACAACTTCGTTACAGATTCCAGCATCAGCCATTGAAACCTATCTCTACAACTTTGACGAAAGAAAAGGACTCCTTACAGAAAAAGCTACTAAACGAATCAAAAAAGACTATGGAACTGAACAAACTATTTTGCCGTTTACAGGAACAGCAATGGACCTCCCGACACCAATCCAAAGCCCACCACAGGACCAAACATCGTCAGAGGAAGAAGAAGAGACGACACAAGAGCTCCAGCTCATCAGACTCCGAAGGAAACAACGACTCCTCAAGCAGCGAATCCTCCAGCTATTAGACATACAAAGTATAGAATAATTCACAGTAAAGTAAAAATAGATATGTTTGGAGAAAGACCTCCTAAAAACAGGAGAATGACTCCTCAAGAAAGAGAAGAAGAGCTACTACTAGCTAAAATATTTCAAAGACCTCCAAGAGACTATATACTAGACCGCCCATTTTACCCCTACGTACCAACTCCTCCACAAAAATACATGGTAAACTTTGACCTTAATCCTCCCCTATAAACACCTATGTAAATATTCAACTCTTCAATAAACAAGGCCAGCAAATATTCACTTGTCGGTGTCCATTTATTAAAGTTTCAACTTAAATAAACATCCACCACTCTCCCAAGTATGCAGGCCTAAAAAGGGGCTCCGCCCCTTAAACCCCTAGGGGGCTCCGCCCCCTAAAACCCCCAAGGGGGCTCCGCCCCCTTACACCCCC